GGTAAGCAGATAATGGAAGTAAGCATTCGTGTCGAAGGCGCTGAGGAATTGATTGCTAAGCTGACGAAGCTTGAGCAGATGACGCGGGTAAAAGCTGTAATAGCTAATCAAGCGCGCTTTCTTCAAGGTAAGTTGCGGGAATATCCGCGAAAATACCCAATGGCTAACCCGCTTATCCGTTCGAATGAGCGGGTGAGGAAAGGCTTCTTTTATCATTTGAAGCGTGGAGATATCACCGTGCCATATAAGCGCGGGGGACCGGGAAGTGAAAAGCTCGGGTCGCGCTGGGCAATTGAGATGCGTAATACTGGATGGACTGCGGTAATTGGCAATAACGCTTCTTATGCGCAGCTTGTGCAAGGTTCTAAGCAGACTGCACAGCACATTGCGAGTGGCTGGTTGAATGTAGACACGGCAGCGAGAGTTTACGCCCCACGTATTGAGCATGAAATTATGAGGGCTTTAGAACAAGAGGTGGCAAATGTCTGAATTATACAGAATCAAAATACAAGTGCCAGAAGGGATAATCGAGCGTGAAGATGACACCGAAAAGCGCATGAAAGCTGACGGCGATTATGTTGAAACGGGCTGGCGTGTGCTTGGCGTTCCTTTTGGGGGTCCAATAGACGGGCGCGACTTGGATGGTGAAGCTTTTACACCTGAAACGGACATTTGGTTTAAAGTAGGTGATAAAGTAAACTTAACTTATTATCACGGCTTCGACCCGGATACAATTGGTAAGAAGCAGAAAATACCAGCGCTTATTGGCAGAGCCACATATATTGGAGCTGATGAACGCGGGCATTGGTTTGAGCCTTTTTTGGATATTGAAGAGCCGTTAGCGCAGCGGCTGATGAAGGCAGATATAACAGAGCTGCGGGCGTCGAGCGGGGCAATAAATCATCTGGTTAGAAAAGATGCAGGCGGGCTAATAAGCGTGTGGCCGGTCGGTGAGCTTGCGCTATTTGATATCAATGAGTGGCGACTACCAGCGAACGATTTCGCTGTAATCGAAGCGAAGACTGAGAAAATCGCGGAGGCAATCCCGGAGGCTGAGGAATCAGCGGTGGATGCGGTCGAGGAATCGGTTGAAGCTGATACTAAATCAATTTCAATAATTCCTATGGAGGAAAATACTATGGACGAAGAGAAAAACGTCGAAAAAGATGTAAAGGCTGAAGAGCCTAAAGTGGATATCAAGGCAATTGCCGATGAAATCCGCAAGTCGATTGTAGAAGAGCTGAAAGCAGAGCCCGGAGTAGAGCGTGGCGAGAGAACTGTAAAAGCACCTGCTGTTATTGACGGCTTGGGCGAGAAGGATTATAAGAGCGCATTCTGGAACTATGTGCGCACTGGTGATGAATCCACTATCCGTAAGGCAGCCAAAGCCGCATTGCAGGAAGGCACGCCAACGGAAGGTGGTTATCTCGTTCCTGATGATGAATATGGTTCTATTATCGCTAAGCGTGATGAGGAATCAATCATCAGCCGGCTTGGTTTGATGCGTGTTACCACCAATCGGGATAAATACAACTTCCCGGCTGAGGATACAAGCCTTCCAATGTTTGATATCATATCAGAAGAAGGGCCGATTAGTGATGCTGAAGACGAGCCGACATTTGGTCAGGTTGCCGTTCCAATCTACAACTTCAAAAAGTTGATCAAGATTTCAGAAGAGCTGTTGGAAGATGAAAACAGCAATTTGGAAACATTCCTGAACAACGCAATCGGGCGGGCTGCAGCTGACACCGAAAACTATTATGCTTTACTCGGTTCTGGAAGTGGTCAACCGCAGGGTGCGTTTGTAGGTGGAACTGCTGGGCTATCGCTCGATGCTGCTACTGCTATTGCACCTGCTGAAATTCCTGAATTGATGGGGAAGCTTGGCTCACCTTATCATAACGGCGCCGTTTGGGTAATGAATCCTGCTACTTGGTTCTACCTGAAAGGGATTACCGGTAATCAGTTCGTCTTCACAAGCGGTGTTGCCCGGTTGAGCGGTACTGTAGACGGTCCAACGCTGGAAGGCTATCCTGTGATATTGAATAGCAATGTGCCAGCAGTTGGCGCATCTGCTAAATCGTTGCTGTTTGGCAATTTCAGCTTTATGGGCTTTGTGACCAATCGTGGGTTGAGAATCCGCCGCTTGAATGAGCTGTATGCTGGTAATGGGCAGGTTGGCATTTTGGCAACCTATCGCTTTGGCTGTGCAGTTCTGCAGGCTGAGGCGTTCCAGTATGCAACTCATGCTGCATCTTAGCCTGAATAACTAACGAGGCGGAGGCGCTGTGAAACCAACTGGGGAATTGAAAAAGATCCATGAGGGACACGATAAGCAGATAGTGGCTTCCAGCGCCTCTGCTGGTAATAAAGCGAAAGTATTATTGTTCTGCCCGACCTACAAGCTGGCAAGTGGGGAATTAGCAATTCATAATGAAACGCTGAAAAGCATTGAAGGCTTGAGCATTCCAGATAATGTTGAGCTTGAGGTTGAGATAAGCACTAATAATCCTAATCCGATTATTGGAGAGCGTAGAGTAGACCACGAGAACACGCTTTACCAGTATCGCTATGCAAGGCAGCGCATTATCGGCGGGGATTATGAATACTTGTTCATAATTGAACACGATATGATAATTCCTGAAGATGCGCTGGTAAAAATGCTGGCAACTAATGCGGATGTGGTATATGGGCTTTATCTATTCCGTAAAAACAAGCCGATACTGAATGCATATAGAACTGTTAATTCCAAGTGGCCTGATATGAGCTTGAGCTTATTCCCTGAAATTGTAAAGAAGGCAAAGGCGCAAGGCTGGATAGAAGTAAGCGGAGCGGGCTTCGGCTGCACGCTAATTAAAAGGCGTGTGCTGGAAAAGATAGATATGCACCGAAGCGAACTTGATGGATATCCATCTCCCGACATGCCATTTGCTGCTGACTGTATGAGGAACGGCTTCAAGCAGGTTTGCCGTTTTGACGTCATTTGCGGGCATATAAAGCCCAATGGTGATATACTAATACCATTCAAGAGAGGTGAAGCTATGAGCGAATCTATAAAAATTTACGTAATGCGCAGTTTTAACGCCAACATCGGTGGCAAATCCGTGCCATATAAAGAAGGCGATACTGCTGAAATGCCAAGTGAGTATGTAGACGATTATGTGCGCTGCGGATATATCACCTATGCAGAAGAGCCTGCGGTGAAGATAGCCAATAAGCCAAAAGTAAAGGCAACTAAAACAGTTAAGAAGGTTGAGGAAGCCGAATGAGCTACGCGAGCCTTGCTAACCTAAAAAGCTATTTGGGCATTGCTACCACAGCAACCGGTGATGACGCTCTGCTTGCAGATTTGCTGACACGGGCTGAAGGTATAATTGACGCTTACACCGGCAGGCATTTTGAAGCTGAAACGGCAACCAAGTATTTCACCATAGACGACATTGACGGGCAGAACTTGTATTTATGGGGATATGACCTGCTCTCTGTGACCAAGCTGACAAATGGTGACGGAGTTGAGATTGCATCTGGAAGCTACAAGCTATTTCCGCGCAATGACAACCCGAAATGGATTATCAGGCTGAATGAAGACAAGGCGTGGAACTTTACTAATGGCGATAGCGAAATTAGCGTTGCTGGCACGTGGGGATTTAGCGCAACCGCTCCCGCTGATATAACGCACGCTTGCATAAGGCTTGCAGCTTTTCTATATCGGCAAAAGGACACCAGCGCTGACATTGACCGACCGATGGTGACGGGCGATGGTGTAACGATCATGCCAAGCGGTTTGCCTGCGGATGTGCAGAAATTGCTTGACCGGTATAAGCGAAGGGCGGCGGTATGAGTGTAATAACAAACGTTTATACCGCACTTAAAGCTAAGTTGGTTACAACCACATCTGGTAAAACTCCGTCTGTGTATGGGCTGAATGAGCTGCCAGAGAATATCACAACCTCGCAATTGCCTTGCCGGTTGCTGCTTCCGGTAGGGGGAACTCCGGGCGAAGGGCGGGATTTAAGCTTTATCGCGATTGGTACGGGGGTGACGGTAAACTGGCAGATTACCGACCTTATGCTCTGGCAAGCGAGTGAGCAGGGGATTGGACTGAGAGAGTTTGCCCCAGAGATTGTTGATTATGCTGGAAAATATGTGGATATGCTGAGGGGATTTAGATGCCCTTATGCTAACACAGCTTTGGAGTCTGCATCAGTGACACCGGGCGAGTATGAGTGGCCGCGTGGAAGCGGGCGGTTTTATGCTGGCGTACTTTGCCAGTTGAATATCAAGGAGGTAGTAAGTGGATAAAGATAGATATATCTACAAGGGCGGTGGCTACTTCGCAGGCGTTCCGGCGCGGGATATGAGCGCTGAGGAATGGGCGAAGCTGCCTAAAGAAATTCAAGAGGCGGCTTTAAAAGCTGGTCTTTATGTTCATGAGAAAGAAAAGTTAGAGGTGAAAGATGCTTGATGCACATAATGTTTTACAATCCGCATGGCAAACTGCGTTCGGCACGCCAAAAACTCCTGCAACAGTAAAATTGCAGAACGTATCCAGCTTCAGGCTGCGTCCTGAGTTCCAGACGCGTGCATTAGAACAGTTAAGAGGTACGCTTGCTCCAACGCACCAAACCACGCTGGATAATTATGCTGGTTCGGCTACATTTGAGGTTAGCGATGAAACGTTTGAGGACGTAAACTATTGGCTCGAAGCTTTGTTTGGCACAGCTTCTCCAACTGGGACAGGTCCATACGTGCGCGCTTATGCAGCTCCAACCACAGCTGCAATTACTCCACATTTTATGACGCTTCAATGGGGGCAAGCTGATGGTGTATTCCAGTTGCAAGACGCATCGATAGCAAGCTTGACACTTTCCGGTGCAGATAATACCGGCGTTCAGGTAGGCGGTTCTATTATCGCTGGGAAAGTTATTCCGGGTACTTTGGCATCGTTATTGGACCGGACGGCTGTTACCAGAATGAGCGGCTGCATGGCTTCTGTAGCTATTGAGACTTGGACTGGCAGCGCATTCACACCTTTAGCAAGCTCGGCTTTTAGCTGGGAATTATCGATCAACTCCAACAGAGAATATCGGGGCTATCTGGGTGATTGTACACCAACTGCTTACCATGACCAGAAGTGGAACGGGCAGCTCAGGCTAAGCTTAGAGCTGAATGGTACAACGGATGATTATCTAATTGCCATGTTAGGCGCTTCATCTGCTATTCTGGAAAAGCAAGTTCGAATTAAGTATTCAACAGGTTCTGGGGCTTCATTGCGCTCGATGACCATTACCTTTGCTGGTCATTCTATGCAAGCGCCCGAGTTTTTCCAAAATCGCAATGGCGTTGTAACCTACGATTTGGTATTGGATGGTGTGTATAATCCAACTTTAGCTAACTGGCTAAAGATTGAGACCGCTTCCGAGACGGCAGTATTAGCATAAAAATTAGATACAGGAGAGAAATGGAATTTGAGCATAAGAAATTTGGCAAGTGCGTGCTGACCGAAATCAACCAGAAGATGCTTGAAGATTTTCACCGCGACATGATTGGCAAGGAAACGCAGCCTTTATCCGTATGGCGTGGTGATTCCGTGCGGGCAGCGGTGAAGTGCGGATTTATGGTTGAGCCGAAGTGGACGCTTGAGGATGTAGACAACGCTAAGCCTGCGCACATCGTTTGGCTGGCAGATTGCATTGCAAAGCTGATTAGCGAGGCAATGAACCTCGACCCTTTATCCTGATACAGGTTGCCGATTATGCAGAAGGCAAAGGAACGATACCAAGCTTGCTGGAGCTTAGTTTGACTTGTGAAGAATATCATGCGCTTCCGTTTTCAGGCGGCGTAATGGAGCAGCCTGCTGGTTTAATGCGCAAATTGAGGCAGGTTGGCAATGTATATAGAGCATTTCAGATGTATAAAAACGAGGGGCAAATTCCGGGTCAATCTGCGAAGTGGAAGCGGGAACACGAGCAGGTGTGGGCGATTGTGCAAGAAGTAAATGAGTTGAGGGAAAAGTATGGCTAATATACAAGTCATAATTAGCGCACTGAACAAAGCCAGTGGTGAAATCAACAAGGTCAAAGGCGAAATAAAGGGCGTTGGCGATACTGGCAAAGTAGCTGAAGGTGGAGTTAAAGGTTTTGGCGCCTCATTATCCAGCGTAATTGGCACTGCTGGCATGGTTGCTGCTGGAGTGGGTGCTGTTAGTTTGGCGCTAAAACAAGTTTATGAAACGGCTAAAGAGGGGGCTCAGCTTGAGTACGTACGCACCAAATTTGACAATTTAGCAGAATCAATTGGTATTGTTTCAGATGCTCTTTTAATCGATTTGCGAGAGGCAACTC